GTTTGATGCTATCCAACCCGGTGGCAGATATCCTTTTGTCAAACCACGTTCATTTAAATTTATTGCCCAAGTATCATCTTGAGTTGTTTCTGATTTTATAACTGGATCTAAACTCCAAAGTTCTAATTGGTGTGCACTGTAACCACTAGAACCAGATGGTCCCGAATTTCCACTTTCAATAAAAGATGATCCTATTGTACCTTGCCCTCCAGAGCTACCAGAACTACCTGAAGCTCCAGAATTACCATTAAAAATAATTTTATTCCATTTGTATCTATAATATTTTGCACCATTTGAAAAATCAGGTCCAGTACTACCTGAAGCTCCAGTTACTCCATAATAAACGTTATCTGGCTCATACCTTTGTAATACAGCAAAGAAACAATCTTCTTTTTTACCCATACAACATAATGAATACATGACAAAGTTTTGTGCTTCTATGCTTCTTAATTTTTCTAATGAATTGGTTGATCCGGTTCCACCAGAAGCACCAGATGCACCAGAAGATCCCATGAATGTGTTATATCTTACATCCATTATCTTTTGAAGATGTGTATCGTCACCGGGCATAGTTCCGGTTAATCCTTTTTCATCTGGATAATGAGGGTGGATTGGCGTGAGATCAAACATATTTTTCCACATATCGGGACTGTCTAAAAATGGCATAAATCCATTTTGTCCCATCAAACTTAAACTCTTATACGAGTTTTCTGTTCCATAATGATTTCCCAACATATTTGTAATAGATTTTGCATTAGTTGGATAATCGCCATCAAAATATCCCCAAGAGTGTTCTGGAAATATTTGATCGCCTCCCAGAGGTGCATTAGTTCCTCTTCCGTTTACAGTGACTACATCAATATTAAATTTTTGTCCTTCATCTTGAAAATGAAAAGCAAGATTTTTAGTTGCTGCATTTTGTGTGGCAATCAACGCATTTGCTTCTGCTTCAGATTTTGCATCACCTGTTAACCCAGCTGGAATCGTTATTGGTGGCAACGTGTCCAAATATTTTGGTGTTTTTCTTATGTAATAATAGTTCTTTGAAATCCATTGATATGCTGGATTTGTTGCAAAGAAATATGCTTTTCGATATACTTTATCATCTGATAATTTTTGTAAAACGGAATCACCATCATATACTGCTATATTTCTATAATCTGCATTTATAGATGCATACGATGAATCTTTAGTAATATCTCTTTTAAATGATTTAAAATTGACATCTCCACCAAATGATGTCCAAAATAAAAAATTAGGATTGTTATTTGAATCGATTGCACCTGTAGCCAGATAATTCATCATTTCAATAGCATTATCTGGTAACGTTTCTTCTCTTTCATTAAAAGGAATTAGAGGTTTATATAAAAAATAATTTTTGGCTGAATCTTGATAACCGTTGCCATTTCCAAATGTCCAAGTTCTAAGCAAAGTAACAAATTCATCAATTGAAAATACTAATGGTTTTTTGTAGCCCAATAAAGCATTCAATGAATTGGATGAGAAATACTCATAATATGAATTAGTAAAGTTTATGGCAACAATTGTATCATCTGTATCAGATGCAGCATTGTTTACGTAAGATACACTAGTAACATCACAATACCATTTTTTTCCATTAAAAAATTCAACTATTAACTTTTGAATGTTATTATAACCAATATAGCTTACAATATCTTGTAAATCGGTTACAACTAAACTTCCTGATGGAAAAACATCATTAACATTTTCTACAAATTCAATGCGTTCAAATCTACATTGTGTGTTTTGAAGAACTACATTTAAATCGGTATTGGATCGACTGCTTGTACTTGAAACAAGAGTTATAGATTTTACGGTAGAATATGCGGGATTGAATCTAGAATTTGTATTTGGCATATCAATTATACTTAGTTGTCACAAAGGAAGCTTGAATCAATCCTAATTGATTTGGAACATATGCTTGTATATCTTTTGTGCGTTTATCTACAACTTGCAGTGATGTATATTGCACGGGTGTGGTGATACCATCTATTGGAGTGGAAAATGGCAAAAGATCATCTATTGTTGGATTGCTTGCTATAATTTCTCTGTAAATTGTCTTGCCATCTTTATTTTGAACCAAAGATACTACTTTGTCTGTAGCATATTTTTTATTTTTAGTGTAATAACTTCCCATCCATGTGTACGAGTCATCATCATTATGTTTTATTACTGTAACTTGTTCTGATGGATTTCCCACAACTATAAAATCACCAGTTCCACCAGTTTGCTGACCTATGACCATATTACCATCATAAAATGATGATTCTTCAATCACAGCCAATGGTCCTGTCAAATCAAAATTGCCAGTTACACCGTATTGATAACATGCTCCACTGTTTCCAGCATATGGTACAACGATACTACCTACTGGAAAAGCCACACCGCCGGTTACTGCTGTTGGAGTATTAAATAAAACAAAATTAACTTTATTGCCAACTGTTTTTGTATACAGTGAGCTGTTTGGAGCAGTTAAGTCAAATGGATTTATTACATTGTTTGCTGCAACAAATGCCCAAAAACTATTTGAATCAGAATATACTTTATATGCAGCTTCGACTAAAGTAGTTTTATCATCTATGTTTATAGATGCTTCTTCAATTTGTGCTTTATCTACATCCAAATAAGTAAAAAAATCGGAAATTGTAAAACTTCCAAGAGTACTTTCAAATGTTGTTTTAGGTAAATTATTAAAAAATTTCATGCTGATGGACCAAAATAATATGTTGAGATTTCCGATTTAGACCAAACTGCGTTTACATCTGGGACATATGAACCTGTTTCAAACTCCGTAAATGCCAAACCAAGCAAAGTAATTGATGATGCTCCGTTTGGTAGATATCTTACAACTGGATCGCTGGCATCATTTTTTTCTACTCTTACAGTTTCTAGTACGCATACAAGTGGTTCGCCTAACCAGTTTGCAGTTAGATTTGCTTCACCACCTAATGCAACTCCATTTCCTTTAGAAACTTGAAGTGACCATAGATTCTGTGGATATGTTCTTTCTGGAAGTCCAGTTGCAACTGCGGGGTATGAAGATTTTCTAAACGTTCCTATAATTTGTTCTATTTGTATGCTTTCGGCTTCATTTTTTGGAACTAAAACATATTGAAAGAAATATCTTTTTCTTCCTTCTGAAACCATTGTCATTTCTGCAATATTGCTAAACCTACGATAGGTAGATGTTGCAAACATTCTCTCCCAGTAAAATGTAGCTGGCTGCAAAGTTCTTTTAAGAACATTTAATGCACCCTGCATACCACCACCAGCATTGGCAATACCAGAACGAGTGATCATTGGTCCAACTGGATTGTTATTACTTTCACCGTATTCGTGTGCTACTTGATATCCGGGTTCTTTTGGCATCGGTAGTGTAATACTGGCAAAAGCTCGATTTATAACACCTGCGCGGGTACGTTCATTATTTTTTAATGAATATGGAGCAGAATAAAAATTTAACCACAGTGGTTGTTCTGCTGCTGCTAATCCCGAGTAAGGATATTGAAAAGAATATTGGGCCATGTAATAATATTTAGACAATTTAACTAAATATTATGATGGCATACAGAACAGCATTTACCCCAAAGAATCCAAAAAAATACGCTGGAGATTCATCCAAGATCGTATGTCGATCTCTTTGGGAAAGGAATGTTTGCAAGTTTTGTGATGAACATTGTAGTGTATTGAAATGGTCTTCCGAAGAAATTGCCATTCCATATATGAGTCCAATTGACCAAAAATTGCATAATTATTTTCCAGATTTTTTAATTCAATTCAAAAATAATGATGGAATTCAAACTTGGATGGTTGAGGTAAAACCAAAAAAACAAACAATGTTAAAAGAAGGGGCTTCCAAAAAAGAAAAAGTAACTTGGATAATAAACAATGCAAAATGGAAAGCCGCAGAAACATATTGTCAAAAAAACAATATTGTATTTAAAATCATAACAGAAAAAGAACTATTTACAAATGCCAACACCAAACAATAATTCAATTTTAACGATTAAAGACTTTTTTGATCGACACAATGGTCTTCAAAGATCAAATCGTTTTTCTATGTCATTTGTAAACCTTCCAGAAGGGCTTCCACAACTACCAAATCAAGATCTAAATCCAATAGCGGTTACAATTGGTTCCAGAGCCATAGATGGTGTAGCTGATAACTTGGCAGGTTATGGGCCCGGAAGAACTGTACCAAGATCTCAAAAATTTCCACAAGGTGTTCAGATTGCTTTTCCTATAACCAATGATCACTTCATAACAGACTTTTTTGATGCTTGGTTTAATAAAATATATTCTGGTGGAAGACAGCAAGGAAATTACAGTAAACCATTTCAATTGTCGTACTATGATGACATCATTGCTAATACGCAAATGAAGATCTCTATGTTAGATCCAAATGGAAATATAAATCGAACATTTACATTTTATGAGATATATCCTATTGAAAATCTTCCAATAGAATTAAACATGTTAAAAACAAATGAATATTCTATGTATCAGGTGTTAATGTATTTTAGAGATTTTACTTTTAAATCAGGTAGTTAATTTATGGACTTATTAAATTCGTTAGAGAGTTTGTTACCAACATATGAAGCTTTATTACCTTTTTCAAAAGAAAAAGTAACCTTTACACCTTTTCGTGTAAAGGATGCAAAAAACATATCAATTATATTGCAGGAAGATAATAAAAAACTTGCATTAAATGCATTGGTAGATTTGTTAAAAACAAATAGCCGTGGCACAAATCCTTTGGAATTGTGTTTAGCTGATGCTGAATTTTTATTCTTACAGATAAGATCAAAGAGCGTAGATGAACGATTAAATCTTGTTTACAATGAAGAAAAAATTCAAGTATATATTTTTGATATTCAAACAAGAAATGTGATTGCTACAAAATCAATTCAAATAGCAAATGATGTTCATGTCGAGATGGAAACTCCAACAATCAAAGATTTATTAAAATTAAAATCTTTAGATAAAGAAGATATAATTAAAGCTTGCATCAAAAAAGTAATTGTTCGTGGTGAAATATTTCATGTAAATAAATTTGTTACAGAAGAAATTCAAAAACTTATTGACAATCTTCCGATGAATGTGATGCCAAAATTTGATGAGTTTTTAAAACTGCAACCAGAATTGTTTGTTGAATTACAAACAAAAGAAGGTAACAAGGAGGTAAGTGGTTTCCTTAGTTTTTTTACTTATCGGTAAAGTTTTTTGATTTGAGGGATTACTTTACCACAAATTTTACATTGATAAACAACTTTAATTGGAATCTATTTGATATCGACAACATGATTTGGTGGGAGCGAGAAATTTATATAAACTTGTTGGTAGAATATCAAGAAAGAAAGAAACAAGAACAAATGACAATGATGCAAAGATCTGAAGGATTTAATCTATGAACCAAGACTCACAAGGATTTCAATTAGATGTACAAGCAGAACAACAAGCTTTTTCTTCTATAATTACACCTTCAGAAATAAGAAGCCCAGCGGTTTCCGTACAAGCTGATAAACAAGACCTTCCATCTTCCGTATCATATGAACCTACTTCAGTTAATATAGCAACAGAAGCGCAGGCGGATGTTGCAAAAACTAATATAAATCTACAAGTAAAATTTGACCCGGAAATGGGTTACAAATCTTTAAAATCAACTGTTGATGGTTTACAAGAAACTGTCAAGAGTACCGTAGATAATGCGACGAACCGTTGGATTCCCAATCCAAAAGCCGCATCTAAATTTGAAGAAAGACCAACATTAGAGCAGACTAATTTAATCTTTGAAGATAGACGAGAAAGATTTTCTCAACTTCCAAGATGGTCATAAAAAAAGCCCCCTTGCGGGGGCTTTTCTCAATCATTCTCCATTTCGGAGAAGTACTTTAGAGGATCCTTTTCCTCAATGTCTTCCGTAACCACACTTTCACTAACATCATCTTCAATGCTCTTTGACTCTGTGAACTGTGCTCGGATGTCGTCTCCAGTTGCCTTCTTAAGGCGAGCCTGAAGCTCTTCATAACTCTTAAACTGGCTCTTCTCAACAAATGGCTTTAGAGGATACTGCTTCTTCCAAAGTTCTTCAAGCTTCTTGTCGTCGCCACCGAGCAGTGGAGCTGGAGTAGCAAACTCTGAACGATCATAGTTTACATACCCACCAACATTACGAATCTTGATCTTAAAGTCTGCACCAGTCCAGAAGTTGAACGGATCGACTGCAACCTCATCCTTATATTCGGGATGAGCAAGGCTCTGAATCTTTTCAAAGATCTTTTGACCGTACTGATAAAGGAAAACCTTTCCTTTATTCTCTGGGTTGGCAGGATCTTCAATTACAAGAATGTTGGAGATGTAAGCCAACTTACGCTTACGACCTCGTGCAATGTTCTTGTCATCTTCAATACCACTATTCCAGAGTTCGGTATTAGCCTGACATATTGGGCACTTCTCCCCTAGCGTAGTTGGGCAGTTTTCAAACAACCAACCACCCTTACCCTTAAATGCGTGGCTGTAAACAGAAATGAACGGGGTATCTTCACCTTCAATCTCTGGAAGAAAACGGATTACCGCGTAACCGTTTCCCGACTTGTCGATACCGGGCTTCCAAATACGATCATCCTTGTAACTCTCCTTTGAGGTGAGCTTGTCAAGGCGCTCTGTTAGAGATGCGACTGAGTTCTTACTCTTCTTCTTAAAATCTGAAAAATTTGCCATAATGGTTCTTTCCCCGAGGAACTACCTCGGCCTATAAGTTCTATTAATATATAACCTACTTTTTATTAGTCAAGAGGTAGTTTTTTGGATTTGGATTTTTTTAACAAATGTAGTTCTTGGGCTTCTTGTTGAATTTTTTCAATTATTGGTTTAGTTAAAAGTTTACCTGCTGCTGAAGGATCTAGTCCCATCTCTTCCGTTATTTCTAATATGCAATCCATAAATGACATTTTTGTGGATTGTACTCTGGCTATAACTTTATTTGAAAATTTTTCTTTTGCTGCTTCATCTATGTACATAATAATGATTATATCTCAGATTCTTAAGAAATGCAATAAATTAAAGAGTATAAATATTGGTGATAAACAATCTTTAAAGGATAACAGATGCCCGACCCATCACCATATTACGGAAGCAATTACTTAGGATTAAATACCGGAGCTACCGCATTTGTCGGTGCCGATCCAATTTATGATGTGGCTGGCGGATATACTTATTATGTACAGTACTACAAGCCCGTATTTGGTGTCTCTGGTGCATTTAATCCAGTAAGTTCAACAAATCCATTCCCAGTAACTATTTCAACTGGCCTTACAGCTACAATTTCTGGATTTACCGGAACCATCAGCATCCAAGGTGTCGGTAGTGGTACTCCCGTTCCAGTTTCGGGTAGTGTTGTTGTATCTGGCCTCACTGCTGCCCCAGTATATGTCCAGACTGCCGCAAACTGCAGAGTTGAAATTACCGGTGGTCAAAGATTAAATAAAGCCAACGATTCTGTATCTGTATTTGGTCCATCTGGCAACACGTGGATCTATGCAAATCTTGTGAACGCAAGTGGCTCTGCTGTTGGAACCACTTCCAACCCAATGCAAGTCAGCTTCAGTGGTGTGACCATAACTGCAAACATTGCATCGACAATTGGTGTTACAAATGATTCTGCTGGAAACGGATTAAGAATTCAAGGTATGAGTGGTGGTATTAGCGTTCCTGTTACTGTAGGAAATACAGTCGGTATTAATGATACCGCCATCCTAGCAGGAATGACTAGTGTATACGGTCAATTGGTTACATTAAATTCTCAAATTTTGAGTATTGCTGGTAGCGTACCATCAACATTTAAGACAAGCACTGTTTCTGTAACTTCTGCAGCCGGATTGATCGATGCTACCGGATTTACTTGCTCGTATGGTATTAACCTAAAGGCAGCAGCATCTAATACACAACTCGTATATTTTGGAAATACCAGCGGTATATCTTCCACAAATTCATACGGATTGGATCCCGGAGAAGAAACATTTGTTAAAGTAAATAACACAAAATTGTTATATGCGATAACAACTGCTGGAACACAAACACTATACTTCTCCGCATCCTAAAGTGAAACATGGCATTAGAATCACCATATACATTAAACAATGTTAGATCGTTAACCAATTATGGCTTGTATATAATTGGCTCGACAGTGGATCCAATTTGGTCTAAAGGAATTTTAAATTCCAAACCAAATATTTTAATCAACGGATCTACTTGTACTATTGATTATTCACATGTATATGATATTTCGGATAAAGTTTATTTAAATAAAACATTTGGTGGGGTCACTGGTGGCGAGACCTTTTATGTAAGTTCATCAAATTATTACGATGAGAATAAAAATGTTTTATCTACATTAAGTGCTACATGTCGTTTATCCCAAAAATTAAACAGCAACCAAATTGTTATAGCAACAATAGTTTCTGGATTTACCGCTACATCAAATTACAATTATTACAGCAAAGAAAACTTTGTAGATACTCCACAATATACTTTTACCTCTACCGGTGGGACTGTAGGAAACTTTTTAGTTAATTCTTTGCCAAATAGTTCACCAACAACATTCAAAGAAATGGGATTGCTAGGTTCACTATTTGATTTTGAAGAATATGTTGAGATATCTGGTAGCACTGCTCAAAATAACGATAAGTTAAAAATTTATGGTACAACAACTTTAAAAGATAATACTGAAATATTATATTTTACTTCAGGTGGCACGGCACAAGATTTTTCAACAACTGCAACAACTGTTAATGCTTATTTGAGAGGTTATCCTTCTCTCATAACAGCTCCATATAATTCAAACGTAACTGGTATTTTTACCATATCCAATGCTTTAACTGGCGCACTATTAAGTTGTTTTGAAAATCAATCTATAAATCAAAGTTCATTAAGAAAATCAAAATTGGCTACAGCATATATCGGAAGTTACATCAATTGTGAAAGCTGTTATGATTTGATCTATGGTAGTGGATTGGGGACACCAATTAATATAGTATCTCCAGCTTTTAGTAATCTCTTATATCTAACAATAGCATCACCATCTAGTGCAACTGCAACCAATGCGGTAAATGGATTTTTTGTTACAACAGCTGCAACAGGTAGTGTAAATTTATCAACAACAACTAATACTATTTTAAAAATAGATTTAAGTCATCCAAGTATAATTGGATATAATTTGAGTATATTTGTAGATGCTGGTTATAAAATTCCAATTGGAACGAATTATAATTCATATGGTATTCCCGGATATAATGGCGCATACGCAATTGTGCAAAATTACCAAACATCTACAACATTATATTGTACGCTAACTGGTAGATCAAATCTTTACTTTACTATAAAAACATAAAACCCTCCATTTCTGGAGGGTCGTATGTATGTCTATTAAATACTAAATTTAATTAACGAGAACGGTTACGGACTACACGGTAGTACGAACGACCATTCTTCGTCTCACGAACTACAGTGTAGTTCATATCAAAACGATCAAATGCCTCACGGAGGTCATGCATCGTTGCGCGCATATTGGTAACGCGAAAACGCTTGCGAGCCTCACCAGCGGTCAAAGCGGTGCCGCTGCGCATAAAATCAAACACTCTCTGAATCTTGGTCGGACGATCAACAGTAGTAATTTCCATAAAACTTTCCTTTCTTATAAGAAGTTACGTTAATATACACCGTATACCTTGTCTGTCAAGCAATTCCCTAAATAATTCTGACTGAAGGAGGCCCTATGGGACAGAGCAATCGTCAGTTCGTAAAATTTGTGAGGAAGCATCTCGCAGAATACGGTATGAAACTTATTATTGGCCGTGGAAAGCATGTAAATGTAGATGGTTTCCGCTGTTCTGGTTATTTTGATGAGTCTGGTAAGGCTATTGCCGTAGGCGGCAAAGCAAATGAATTTATGCAGGTTCTAGTGCATGAATATTGCCATTTTTTACAATATATAAACAGTGCCAAAATTTACACCAAGTCTTATGAGGCATCGACAATTGTAGATGCTTGGCTAAAAGGCAAAAATTATCCTATCAAAAAAGTAAAGCGGGCTTTTTTCATTGTACGAGCCATGGAGAGAGACTGTGAAAGGCGAGCCATGAAGATCATCAAGGACTTCAACCTAGCCATCAACAGCAAGATGTACGCAAAACGAGCTCACGTGTACATATACAGCCATTTTTTGATGGAAAAAACTCGTAAATTTCACTCATACAAGCGAAATCCATACTATAGCAAGTATGTATTAAAGATTATGCCATCAAATATGACTGTTCTTAGTCACAGAACAATTCCACCGAAGGTTTATTCGGTGTTAGAATCTTTTACGTTGTGAGATTTTAAATATTTTGCAACAAATAATTTAATATCAGTATTATCATATGGCCATCTGTCATTGTCATGCATGAAGCCATAATGGACTAGAGTCTCTACATACTCTTCCATCATTTTAATCGATTCATCGTCTATAGCCCATTTTATTTCTTCATCCGTATTCGTGACCGGACCTGTAGAACCACTTTGTTCTGCAACAATCAAATCTCCTATCTTGGCAATATTTCCAAGAATTTCCATTGACTTTGCGCATTGATAAAAAAGATCCTTTTTGACAGGATCTTCTTCTTTGCGAGCCAAGTTGCGAATTTCGTAAACTAGCTCTGGGATCTTCATGTGTAACTCCTTAACTTAACGTTAAGAGATACTTGGTTTGTTGTACCAGACCGAGCATCTCGTCCCGTATATTTAACAGTGCAGTCTGTTGCGAATCGATCTGATTTGGTATTTCATTGATCAAATAATCTTCAAATGAATCTAAAATTGCATCTGGTTTCTTTTTGAATGGTCCATTAAAATCCAATGATGTAATTTCTTTTAATGTATCTCTACCATATACTCCAATATAGGTTTCAGTAAAAGTATCTAACAAACCATCTAAAGTCTCATAAGCTTTTCCCAAAGCTCTATGAGCAGAATATGATTGAGTACCCCAATGGTGCAATCTGAGTTCTATTTGAAAGTTTAAAATAACTTTAATGCATGCCATATTCATTATTCCTTATGTTGTTGTGAAAAAGTTATAAAATGTTCTGGTACATCTTCTGGGTTTCGTTCAGCTCTCTTTTGAGCTTTACGATATTCAGGGTCTGTTAGCAGGAGAGGT